CGGAAGCTTTTCGTGTCAAGCTTTCAATATAGTCGGCATTATACGATGCCTTTGAAGGATCTGCTGCAATTGCTTGTGGTATGGGTTGAAGAGGGTATCCAATAGTTGGTGCAGGTTTTGAAGAGGAACCTCCCATTTGTTAGAACAGCCGAAGTAAAAACGAACCAGTAAACAGTGAGATGCCAGGAGGCAATATGTTTTGCAATAATTGTGGAGAAAAAGGACACGTCTTTAAAGGGTGTAAGTACCCAATAATTTCATGCGGAATTCTGCTGATAAGAGGTCCGTTCGAACCTCTGAAACTTCCAGCTGACCCACGAGGTATTGGAGTTCTGATGGTTAAAAGAAAAGATTCCATGGCCTACATGGAGTTCATTCGTGGAAAGTACGATGTAGCAAATCCTGCATATATCGGAACGCTTCTGAAAAATATGACGAAGTTTGAACACCAGCAAATACTGAAGGAAGAGTTTGATACGCTGTGGACACGTCTTTGGGGAGAAGGCCGCGATACTCGCTCTACTGAATTTGAACTTTCAAAAGAGAAGTACACTGCTATAGATCGCAAACAACTCATAACTGCAAACCCAACTTCTTATATGGAACCCGAATGGGGAGTTCCAAAGGGACGACGATCAAAAGGCGAATCTGATCTAGAATGCGCGATTCGAGAATTTGAAGAAGAAACAAACATTGACGAGAGTGCATACACTATTCACAAACGTCTAGTTCTATCTGAAACGTTTAAGGGAACAAATAATGTAGAATACCAACATACATACTTTGTTGGGACTTTGAAAAGTTCTGCAAAAATAAACACGTCTCAAACTCTGACATCTGTGCAACGAAAAGAAATATCGGAAGTTGCGTGGAAATCTCTTTCTGAATGTAAAAGTTCTACAAGACCGCACTATTCGGAAAGAATAAAGATATTTGAAGAGCTAGGACGTATTATTGCAACATATGAAAGTGTAGACTCATAACAATGGAAGAACCTGTTAAGCTTCCTCCCATTGTGGAAGATGTTTCGTGGATGAGTGCTGGAAAAACAACTGCATACATCTATGCGATCTTGGCAGTGCTTACATCAATTATAATGATCATATCAACATTTACAACTTGTTCTAAAACACATATTGGTGCAAGTATACAACTTGGATTAATGATTACGGTTATTCCAGCATTAGTGTATGGTCTTTCGACTAAGTACACTTTTGCGAGACAACCTTTTTCAGCTGTGTTTCAGAAGTTTGGAATTTCTGAAGAAAGGTCTATGCAATTTGCGGGAACTTACATTCTAATTCTAATTCTTTTGCCTATGATTGTCTACGGAGTTCATTCTGCAGAGGAATCCGCATGCGTGGCAACTCCTGACGAGATGACTGCTTTCAAAACAAAGATGTTGAAAGAGCTGCAGGAGAAGCAAGAAGCCGAAGAAAAGAATGAAAAGAAGAAGTAATGGGATTCACGCGAAAAAGAAGAAGAGGCGGTGCTAATCGTAACGAAGTACTGTTTCCACAGAAGACAGGAGTAGATTACTCCAAGTTAAAAATGACTCCTGAAGGCGAGTATTCAATCACAAAGCGGAGAGATGGTGAAGTACTTATTAAGCATATGAAATCAGTGGTAAAAGGAATGAAGCAAAAAACAATTGCCGATCTTACTGGAAATGTTGGAGGCGATACGATTCTATTTGCTATGCACTTCAAGGAAGTCAAATCATTCGAAATAAATCGAGAGAATTTTGAAGCGTTGCATAATAATGTTGAAGTGTTTGGTCTGAAAAACGTTGAACTTAAGCAAGGCGATTCGACAAAGCTTTATGACGGGAATACCGATGTTCTCTACATTGATGCGCCGTGGGGAGGGCCCGATTACAAGGAAAAGAAAGAGTTGGATCTTTTCCTTGGATCTGAAAGGGTGGATTTGTATGTGCAGAAAATAATGAAAGAATCAAAACATCCCGAATATGTATTCCTGAAACTTCCTTCGAACTACAATTTTGAGAGGTTTTCTGAATTTGAAATTAAGAAGTTCAAGATACGTGGATTCTACCTTGTGTGTTTATTTGCAGCCTAAAAGTAATGGAGACTGTTCCATACAGGAGAACAAAGTTAAGTGTCAAAACATTTCCTGCAGGGACCCTGCTTTTTAGATTAGTACAGAGACCGATTGATGATAAGCGCGGCGTTCTCCTTGAAAACGGTACTCGGTGTCTGACGCCTAACTACAATGTTTACTTTTACCCAAACCCTTTTGCAGGAAAGTTGGCGCTGGAAGAATGGTTACAGGAATATAAAAATATCACAGTTTACGTTCTGACAAAAGACGTCAAAGTTTTGTGGCTTCTAAAGCCTTCAAAGTATACGCGCACAACAAAAAACACGCGGAGAAACTTTATCAAGAAATGTTCGCTCGTGCCGAAAGGATGCTTGCCTCGAAGTGGAGATTCATACAATCCTTGCTTGAGCGACACGATGATTGAAAAGTATCCTGATATAGTTGGAATTGTTTCGTTGTCTCCGAATGACGCGCGCAGAATTAGAGAAAAACTTCCACGTTCGACTAGAAAAATACGGTCATACTTTCACAGTGCAACAGACGCTCTAAAAATTGAATCTGTTCCCGAACTTATTCTGCATCCTCTTGCAAAAAGACCGTCGAAAGATGTGATTGTGTCGGAAGGCGATAAATTAGAAAATAACTACAAGCAAATAAAGAGTATTTCAACCGACAATACGGGTAAACTGACTGATTTCATGGATAAGCACGCTATTTACAATCCCAAGACGTTTTTTTATACTTACAAAGAGTAGCCCAGGTAGTATGCTACGCCAAGGTAAGAAATTACTGCAAAGGCAAACATCCACCACCATACTGGGAATATGGTTGATTCACGACTACCGACCCCGAATGGTCGAATAGTACCTTCTTTTCCAAAAGCTACGGAGGGTTTGATGTAAAGGAAGCCAGCGACCATAAATAAGTAAAAAGCGACCATCCATAGTTTGGGATTTCTGCGAATTACTTCCTCCATTATCAATTCCTTTCCAAAAATAAGTAGAGAATGTACGTTTTGCCGAATCGGAAAGCATTTGCCGACTCCGTGACACGCATTTTCATGAAGTACCGACAGCGTGGACTTCTTGAAACAGAAGAAGGTAAAACCCGCGAACTGTTTCCTTACCAAAAACTTGTTCGAGATTATTTGATGATTGAAACTCCTTACCGCGGTCTACTTCTTTTCCACGGTCTTGGCTCTGGCAAAACATGTTCTTCAATTGCAGTAGCAGAATCGCTCATGTCCAACAAGAAAGTCTATGTTCTACTACCAGCATCGCTGCGCGATAACTTCTTGGGCGAGATTCGTACGTGTGGCGACCCTATTTATGTAGAGGATCAGCACTGGGTCGAGAAGAAAGCAAATACAGATGAAGAGCGTGAGAAAGCTTTTAAGCTGGGTATTTCTGAAAAGTTTATTAACGAGGAAGGACGTTACTTTGTAACGGTTTCAGATATGCCTTCAAATTTTAAAAACAATCCAGAACTTCAAGCGCCTATTCGCAAACAGATTGCAGACATAATTGATTCTCGATTTCATTTCATTAACTTCAACGGTCTTTCGTCTTCAAATATCGACAAGATACTTGGCGAAGAACATATGTTTGACAATTCAGTTGTGATTATTGATGAAGTCCATAACTTAATCAGTGGTGTTGTGAATGACCGCGAAATCAAGCGCAGACTGTATGATATGATTTATAATGCGGTAGATACTAAAGTTGTAGCTCTAACAGGAACGCCAGTTGTCAACAGGCCGCAAGAAATAGCTTTTCTCATGAATCTTTTGCGTGGACCTGTAAAACAACTTGGGGTTCCGACCAAATCGGCTGTCAGTTGGGACGAATCTATGATGACTGCTTTTTTCAGGTCGGTAAAAGACGTTGATACTGTGGATTACAATTCCGTAAAGCGTGTAATTTATCTTACCAGAAACCCCCCACATTTCGAGAGCGTTTATAATGAGAAGGGAGAACGTATTGCTGTTAAATATAATAAGGAGCTTCCGTTTGAACCAGACATCAAGAAATGGGTTTCTTCGTGGAAGACTGAGTTCATTTCAAAGTTTGCAGGAGTTGAGCTTGATGCAGAAGAAAAAATGACAGAAGCTGTTCTTGAATGTTTGCCCACCGACTTTGAAGATTTTGTGAAAACTTTCGTAGATGGTTTGAAAATCAAGAACGCTTTGATGATGGGAAGACGTATCCAAGGTCTTGTGTCTTACTACAAAGGTGCAAACGAAAACCTTCTTCCAAAACAGCTCGACGAGGACAAGATGCTCACAAAGATTGAAATGTCAGAAACGCAGTTCAATCGTTATTTGACGGTTCGTTCCGAAGAAATACGAAGTGATTCAAATAAGAAACGCAGAGGAGGTTTGAATGATGAAATGGGGTCTTACAGAATGATTTCGCGTATGGCCTGCAACTATGCGGTTCCTTCAGAATTCAGACCTTCAAAGTGGGACAGAAACGAAGACGAAGATGATTCGGGAGAAGGCAAGATAGATATTGTAAAGAAACTATTGGAAGATCCAGAAAAGTACCTTTCAAAGCAGGGTCTAAAGCAGTATTCGCCAAAGATGCTGAAACTTCTGGAAGATCTGGAAGCCAATGTGGGTAAAAAGGATGAGTGGAATAATCAGTTTATTTATTCACAGTACCTTACTGCAGAAGGTCTTGGTATTTTCGGAGAAGTTCTGAAAAAGCACGGATTCCAGGAATACCGACTTCTGAAAGAAGGAGGAGTCTGGAAAGAGGATCCTGAGATGGATGCCGACAAGCCTGCATTCGGTTTGTTTACTGGCGGAACTTCGGGTCTTGATAAAGAAAGGCGCGAACTTGTTCGACAAATCTTTAATGAAGATTATGGTGATCGATTCCCCCAAGTTTTGAAAGAAAGTATCAAGAAACATCGTCTCTGCATATTTATGGCATCTTCTGCGGGCGCCGAAGGTATTACTCTCAAGAAGGTCAGAAATGTCTACATCATGGAACCGTACTGGACGCCAGGACGTATTGAGCAAGTCATTGGTCGCGCGATTCGTATTGGCTCGCACTTAGCATTGCCCGAGGAAGAACGAACGGTTACTGTCAAGATTTACATGACTGTTTTCAACAAAGATCAAACTATTGTAGCAGAGGGTGCGAACATTGTGATGGTTCGGCGCGCAGATATGGTTCTGAAACGATATGAAGGTGATGAGCCTCGTGAAGTGTTCATGTCCACCGACGAATTCCTGTATGAAACAGCGTATGAAAAGAGCAGACTCATTAAAAGCATCACAACGGTTCTGAAACAGTCTGCAGTTGATTGTGAAATCCACCGAAATCTGCACTCAAAGAATGAACCTGCTGTTCAGTGTATGCGCTTTGACACGACAGTAACCGCAGAAGATTTAGCCTACCGTCCCAAATATCTGAGTGACGAAAGAGATGCTCTCTACAAGAAAAACTTAGTAAAGCGTGGTCGTATGTTGCAAAGAATATCTGTTAAGGGAATTTTTATGATTATGGATACTGTTACGCGAGAGATATTTGATCATGCTGCGTTTGAAGATAATAATCGGCTCATTCAAATCGCCGAACTTGTTGGAACTAATAAAATAGTGTTTTTTCCTCACGTAGTTCTATAATAGAGTAGATGGCATCTAACTTGAGCGGACAAACACGAGGAGTGAGTGCAGCAGACTGGACGCGGCTCCAGCGTCTGCGTGGCGCACGCTCTTATTTGGCGACGGTGGCAAGTAATAAAGATATTGATGTTGCAACAGTTCCTCAAACTATTTACAACCCTTCTTTATTAATTCCTCGACACACGGGACCGAGTCGCATTCAGCGACCCGCAAGTGACTGGGTTTCTTATGTGGGTTCTCAAACTGCAGACTTCATTCTGCAGAAAGGTACTACTTATACTGATCCAATTACAGACGAAATTACTATTTTGAATGGCAAGCAACTTACGTCTACAAAATTGTGCAACTGCACTACGAGTGATGTTAATATTAAAATTGCGGGTTGCAAGAAGTGTTCAGTTTATATACATAAAACTATGCAGTAAGTAACAATAAGATGGCAGGCATCATGCAATTAGTGAATAAAGGAGCCCAAGACCAGCTAGTAACGGGCAATCCTTCGTTCACGCACTTTCGATCAGTATATAAGCGCCACACGGACTTTGCAATGGAGCATTTTCAGCTCCCTTTTCGAACTACAAATTTGAACATTACCCAGTCGGGAACTCTTACCATAACTGCAAGAGTGGAGAGGTATGCACAGCTTCTTCACGATTGTTATTTGGTTCTAACAATGCCAAACATTTACTCTCCAGTAGTACCAACATCTCCAGGAACGTCTTATGCAAATTTGAACCCAAGTTCGCAAGCAATCGGATACGAGTTTGCTTGGATCCGAAATTTGGGATACAATATGATTGCAAACGTATCTGTCGTTATAAATGGTCAAGCAGTAGTAACACATACTGGAGAATGGATGAAGCTTTACGCAGACATGAATTTTGACCGAAACAAGAAAGATATTGTTGACGTGATGGTTGGAAACGTTCCTGAAATGTACGATCCCGCAAATGGATCCGATCGAATGAATCAGTACCCTCACGCAATTCCAACCTCAGCAGGTCCGCCCGAACCTTCAATTCCTGGCCGAATTCTGAGCATTCCTCTGCATTTCTGGTTCTGTGAAAAGGTAGGCACTGCACTTCCTCTAGTAGCTCTCCAGTACTCACAAGTTGATATTGTCGTAGAACTCCGAAACATGTACCAGCTTTTTACAGTTCGCGAAGTACGGCCTAACCTAACAAACTCGGGAAAAAGAATTGCACCAGATTCGTCTTCTACGGTTTATAACATGACCAATTTCCTGTCACCTCCCACTGGAAGTGGACCGACAGATACAAGTTTGGCGACGTGGAGTCTGAATCCGTACATTGAAGCAAACTACATTTTTCTTTCGGACGGAGAGCACGTGCACATTGCAAAGAACGAACACTCTTTCATAATTAACCAGCTTGATATTCAGGAAGCAAATGGCCAATACGGTCCTACAAATGATGTTCCCGTTCTAATGAAAAATCTTTGCACACAACTTGTTTGGATTGCCCAGCGAAGCGACCGTTATATGTATAACGATTACGACAACTACACAAACTGGGACGATATTTACCGTCTTCCTCCAAATGCAAGTTCTCTCCAACTTCCCACAACTTACTTCTTATCGTCTGGCGCAGCCATGAACACAAATGTTTCGCAAAGAGAAATTCTGCTTCAGTCAAACTTAGTTCTTGACGGAAAAGATCGTTTCTCACCAAAACCTACTGAATTCTTCTCGCAAATAGAGAATTATCGTCACCACACAGGAAGAACTATCACTGGAATTCCTGGCATATATTCTTACTCGTTTTCGCTAGATCACCACACGGGTCAGCCGAGCGGCCATATTAACGGATCAATGTTTAATAAACCCATTCTGCGAAACAGCTACGTTCAGCCTCCGTATACTCTTAGCCTTGACACTACAACTACTGTCTGTATTCTGAAAAGTACTGCAAATTATGCGAATCCCACTATTGTAAATCCAAATGCTGTTGATAGGCTTGGCAATCTTGTTTACAAACCTGGCGAGCTTCTAACTGTAATTCGAAAACAAGACGCACAGACTTATTTGTACACATATAACGTTCGTATTTTTGTAGAATCGTACAATTACTTGCGAGTCATTGGAGGAGTGGCGTCGCTGGTATTCAGTTCTTAATCGAAATATAGTATAATATGAGCAGCGGACTTACTATACTTTCTGCAAGATATGGCGCTGGGTCTACAACAGTTGATGTAAGCTCTGCAGTTTCATCGCAAACAAAGGATGGAAATGTAAGTTTAGTAGTGAGTCCGAGCGCTCTAAACGTTGAAGACCCTGTGCCAGGACAACCTAAAACTCTCACCGTCAATTACAGTATTAACGGTGGAAGTTCAAACACGACTGCTGTGAAAGATGGAGATTATTTGAAAATAGATGCGCCTCCTGAAAGATCAGCGTCGGGTCTTCAAATTGTCAAAGCAGAGTATGGATACCAAGGAAACTTTGAGGATGTCACAAGTGCAATACAAAATTATGTTTCAAATGGATCTATCTCGATTACGGTAAGTCCAAGCGCTGCTGGAATTCCAGATCCTAATCCTGCAAAGAAAAAGCTTTTAAAGGTGGATGTAACCATCAATGGCGCGTCTTCAAGTTATAGCATTCCAGACGGTCAAAAATTTACTCTATCGGCTCCTCCAGTAAATCGTGACGCAAATACTCCAGTAAGTACTAGCGTAGCGTCTATTTCTTCAACTATTTGGAAATCTGTTTGGAACTTGATTTATTATATATTTTTTGTGTCTGCAATATTTCTTGCAATGGATTTTGGCGAGTCAAAGTTTGGAACGGGAGGTAAGTGGGGATTTGCCGCATTAACTTTTTTAACGGGAGGAGCGTTTCCTGTTCTCATTCTTCCTGGAATCATCTTTTGGTGGAGGATGTTCTCTAGTGTAGATGTCTATCCTATCGATTAAAAAGGGTTTTCCTTTATTCGCTGTCGGAAGACTCCTCCTGCATCATCTCTTTAAAGTTAGCGACGCCAGCGTAGCCCTTGAAAGAGCTCGCCTTTGACGCACCTTGATAGACGCGGAATGTCGTCTTGCCGACATTGTACATTTGCTTCTCGAACTTTATGTCCTTCATTTCTTCCTTGGGATCCTCGGGAGGCCCAGTTACGAGCCGCCCATCGGCACCCCTATAGATGCCAGGCGTGCTGCCGACTTCTAGGTCGAGCATCTCCTGGAGCTCCTCGATCGGGAGCTCAACAATCGGTTCTTCTTCCTTCTTTTCGTCAGCAGCGGGTTCGCCGTTAAGCTTGCGCAGCTTAGCGCGCTCGGTCTCGAGCTGCTTACTGCGCTTCTTTCGGTTCTCTTCGGGCTTTGATTCGTCGGCAATGTACTTCTCGGACAGAGCAATTTCGTACTCTATCTTTTGAATCTCGGTCATTTCAGACTTCTTCAGCCTTCTTGCAGGAACTTCCTCATCGGGGCCGCCTGCACCTGCCTTGACCTTCTCGACTGTGACAGTCTTGGTCTTTGCAGGAGCCTTCTTCTTCGGCTCTTTCTTCAGAGCCGCAAGTTGTTCTTTCATCTCAGCATTTTCTTTCTCGAGCGCATCTACGCGCTTGGAGAGCAATTCAAACTGAGCTTTCGTCGACATCTTGTGTTTACATGTTTTCGAAATAAAATCGCGAAATCCGTTTTGCGTTTTGGCATCTCAAAACTAGTGGCTTTCAAAGACAAATGTCCAGCACAGAATTTGCCAAGACTCATTTGCGCGAACATCTTGTAAGTTTGGTCGTTCCTCCCGTGAGCGACGGTTTCTGGAGTATTTATGACTCTGCAAAAGAGGTCTGTGAACGCAACGGTCAACTCGACCAAGTCCTGCGCACGTTCCAGAACATGCTGACAAAGATTCCAGATTGGACCGATTCTACGCTTACGAAAGAAGTTGATCGTATTATAAAGATTACTAAGTGTTCGTATATGGATGACTTGCTGATGGGTGTATTTATCTCGTACATGCGTTCGTTTGCGAGCCTGCATTACCGCGGCTCTTCGTCGGAAATCAAGATTGACTTTAACCGTCCCAGCTTTGCCAAGTTTGTTCATGAACTCTACAAGCATTCGGGACGCAAGTTGTGGCAGGTGGCCTACTATTTCAAGACAATTGGCGTAAGTTCCGAGCAGCAGGCACGTAATCGTCAGGAAATCGAGAAAGTTGTAACTGAATGCATGGAGCAGGTTATTCGTGCATTCCTGCCGTGGGAGGCTATTGCCAAGAAGTACTTTGCGGATGAAGAAGTTGATGAAGAGGAGGAATCTTTGGTTCCTGCACCTGCTCCTGCTCCTGCGCCTCTTATTGCAAAAGAAGAACCAAAACATCAGAAGGTACAATTTGATGATCTAGAAGACGAGACCGATGATGATGAAGAGGAAAGTGAAGAGGAGGATCTTCCTGCAATAAAACTTTCGGACGAAACTGCAGAGCTAGACTTCAAGGATTTGGATGAGCCTAAACCTGAACCAGTGCCAGTCGTGATAAAACTTCCCGAGATTCCGAAAGAGGAAGATCCTCTCAAGGAACTGGAGTCGCGCGCGTCGGAGTCTCTCGTTCTAAACCTGTAAACTTAAACTGATTTTCGAAATAAATGATGATTGTTATTGCTTCGGTTGCCGTGGCAATAGTTTGCTTTATCGTGTACACACTTGAACGACGCTCAAAGGAAGCGCCCATCGAGTGGGTTGATGCTACAAAGCTCAGCTTGTTTGGAGGCCTGATTACTGCAGGAGTTGTATTTGCAACGTCCACGAATGTAGTTGCAGATACAGTTAAAAATATGGAAATTCCATCAGTCCAAGACATGTTTGTGGGAAAACCCTCGTTTTAATTAGGAACAGAAGGTCCATTGTTTAGATCGTCGCCGTACTTAAAATAGCAGGCAACTTTATCGACGGCCTGAGCGTAAGCCTTAGTCCAATTGTCTGGACGGTTGAAATACAACCCGCATCGATATTTTGGATGGTACCTGTACGCCTCTAGAAACCCGAGAACGTATTCAACGTCCCGATCATTCAGATCTTTGACTGGAAAGACATGATCTCTCAATATCTGTTCCTTATCGGATTCTGTTAGTTTATACTGTACCATTTTTTAGGATAAATACATTTATTTTATGAAATTCGTTTTAGGCGTCAATGCAACATACACTCGTTCCTGCAGGCACAGAATCTACTTTGTACATTTTCAAATCGCCAATTTCAGTTCGTGGAACAGCATCCTTACAGAAGCGCGCAATCGCCTTGTAGAGATGGAAACCATGGTACCTATCATGCTTCAGATCTTTCTTTCCAAACATTACTGACGAACCGTCTTCCAGCTTCAACCATTTCGTAAAGAATTTGAAAACAGTGTTATCACGATAATCGAGGCACTCGGGGCCTTCAGGAAACAGGTCCCAGAACATGGAAGTAGCAAGACGAACAAGATCAAACGAGGGATTGGGTTTTATCATCGGATATTTCGGAAGATATTCGGGTTCAAAATTGTATTGTCCTGCTGCCTCTTCGTCAACGTTAAAATGGTCGCTCATGAATACCTTTGGATCCTTCATTCCAACAACGCGAACACTTGCAACTCCTCTCTCAAAATCAATGATCTTAATAAGTTTTCCGTAAGTAGGAACCTTGTAGAACTTTCCTTCACAATTATAGTACAGAAACTCTTCAGACGTATCGACGTACATAACATTATTGGAATGCAAGTCATTATGCGTAAAAGAAAACATGCGCTGAGCATATGCTAGTGCAAACATAACTTGGGATAGCCATGCAAGATGTTTGGCTTCATCTGAAACAGAAGAACAAAGTTCAAAGAAAGTTCCACTGCATTTCTCCATCAAAGTCATTTGAACTGGCACGTTCTTGAAAGAAGCCCACGCAAAAGGTTCGTCCTCGGATTCGTCATCGTCATCTTCATCGTCGGAATCACATTCACAGGATTTGACTGCAAATACGTAAGACGTTGAAACAGAAGAAGAATCGGACTCGTCATCGGAATCGTGTTCATCTTGAATTACACGAGTCATTTCGGCAGCAGAAGTGTGTGGCACGTCAAGAGCAGGATACTCTTCTACATCTCCAATATCAGCATCATCTCCCAAACTTACCCCTGCTCTGGCAGTACGCGTATGTGTAAAAATAGCTTCCCCAATTTCATCGGCAAGTTTCATTTCAAACGTTTTTCCAATATTCTGAGAAAACCATGACCTGTCACACAAATCTCCGTAATCGTCCGAAATATCTATAGTATGCTTATCGGAAACCCCAATAAACAGTCCAAAGACTTTTGGAAAGTGCTGGCAGCCCGATTCAGAAAGAACGGCAGATACTAGGGCGCCTACATATGCAGCGTTTCCAGGATTCTGGATCTTCTTTTGCATTTCAACAAATTCTTCTGACAATGAAGGAAGACCGAAAGAAGTTCCGTAATCGCCCTGCATCCACTTAAAAGGGCTGAGAAGCATGGTGATCTTTTTGTGAACTTGAACTGTTTTTCCTGTAGAAGTCTTTATAGTGTTCTCGTCAACTATAGAATCAATTTCATCTTGAAACTTTATTCCAAAATCTTTTGGATTAGAAAGAAGTTCAGTTTTAAACAATCTTTCAATTGGAGGAAAAAATGGCTGAAGGTGTTCGGTATTCCAGTGCTGTTTTGAAGCGCTTCTGATCTGCTTCATATCATATCGATGAACCATCAATGGAACGGGACTAGTTCTCAAATCTGACTGCTTTCGTTTTCCCATATATTATCCAGAGGGGTTAAACCAAATCGAAAATATTCACGCACAAAACTAAGGATGGCTCTCAATTTTCAGATCAAAAAATTCAATATCGATATGTTGAAAGACCGTTGCGAAATCGATTCACGCAAATCTCCAATGATTGTTATTATTGGAAAGAAAGATACGGGTAAATCTTTCTTGGTACGTGATATTCTGTATAATGCCCAGCACGCTTTTCCAATTGGAACAGTGATTTCGGGAACTGAGGTTGCCAACGAGTTTTTCCAGCATATGGTTCCGTCCAAATTAATTCACGACAAGTACAGACCTGAAATCGTGATGGGTGTTATAAAACGCCAGCTCGGTGCAAAAACTGCCCGAAATGAAGACAAAAAGAGATCAGGCGGAAGTTCATCTGCAGATCCCCGTGCTTTCCTGATTCTCGATGATTGTTTGTATGATGCTTCGTGGATCAAAGAAGAATCTACTCGCTACGTTTTCATGAACGGTCGTCACATTGATCTGATGACAATCATTACCATGCAGTACCCTTTGGGCATCACTCCCAATCTGCGCACGAACGTCGATTTCGTGTTTATTCTTCGTGAGTCTATCGTCAATAACCGCAGGCGTATTTACGATAACTATGCGGGCATGTTTCCCACATTTGAAATGTTCTGCCAGTTCATGGACCAGTGTACCGAGAACTTTGAGTGTCTGGTGATTTGCAACGGGGTTCAGTCAAATAAGCTAGAAGATCAGGTGTTTTGGTACAAAGCATCGGATCATCCAGTGTTTCATATGTGTGACGATTCGTTGTGGGTAGATAATAAACCTTTCTCAAGCACGATGTTGGCTGCAGACGAGTACAGCGTAGATTCCATGCGCAAAAAGAACTCAGGTCCTTGGGTGCATGT